TCTCCCCTTTTAAATACCCTATTAAATATTTCTATTGTTTTTCTAAACCCTATCTTTTTTATACTCTCCCTATATATGTTATACACTACTCCAGCATCTTCTACACTTCCAATAATATTAAACCTCTCTTTAAACCTTTCACATTTATCCTTATCTACATTATCCACATTAATAACTTTATCTAAAATCTCTCCTACAACTTCATTACTTCCCTCTTTTCCTAACTCTTCTACTAAAACCAAAACACTATCTTCTAAACTTATTTCCATTCCGCCACTTTTATCAAACTTATCTACATCAATATTTTTAACTAATTCCATTATATCTGACTCTTTTCTATTAATTTCCATTCCATACTTATATACATAATCTCTCATACTTTCAGCTGTCTTAAACTCTTTTTCAAAACTTCCTATCTTTACCCTATTACCATCAATATTAATATTTAACATCTCATCAATAATTTTATCAGCTACTTTCTCAATATATGTTTTCTCTGCCTCTGTCTCAGCCCTTTTTCCTATATATATCTTTTCAACATTATCCGCCACTACCCTATCAATCTCAGTTAAATAATTACTAAACTTTTGATAGTCTTTTTCTTTATAACATGACATTGCTCTTTTAATGCAAAATCCAACCCTTTCCAAATCACACTCTAAAGCACTTTTATCAACACTATAATTATACTTATTCATTCCACTTACATATCTAAAAATATTTCGCCCGACACTATCTACAATATCTTTAATACCCTCTACTCCTTCATCTCTACCAACAACCTTTCCTAACCTTTTCCACATACCAATAACCCTAATACCATTTTCTTCCAAACCATTTTTTCTTAATACATTCGTCAACACCATAATTTTATCGCCCCCTTAAACTTTACAAGTTTTAAACATCCCTACAATTTCCATCTAACCCACAAACTCCATATAATAATGCCCTTTCATCAGCGGGCTGTTTGACATAACTCAGCTCTTTATAATATACCCCTCTACACCATTCCCAAGCCCTACCATACCAACTTCCAAACTTCTGTCTAATATGCTCACAAAACTGACTCTCAGTTTTAGCTTCATTCCCACACACACTACATATAGTTTTATCTACAACACACCCCATTGAAAAACCTATCTTGCATCCCTGCTTTAATAAATATGCAACATCACTCCATTTCTTTGTATCCAATGCCCCTAATGTTACAACATGCTTATCATTATCATGCTCATCATCAAAAAATGCTCCAATAATCACACCACCAGCTTTATCTATCTCCGTATCTCTATGTTCTCTCAATAATGGAGCTCCAATAAATGTTTCATACGTAAATCTACCATCATCTTTTAAATCCAACAACTCAATATCTTCAAATGCATCCATATTCTTATTAGGCACATTAGCTGTAAGAGCTCGTTGCACTATAAACATATAATCATTTATATTAGTTGAAATTTTATATATATCACTAACAACTTCTAACATATCCCTCAATATAATATTATCTAAATCAACACTATTAGCTATTTTTCTTTTTTTATAAATAGCACAATTATCCATAATATCTATCGTCTGAACAACTGCTCTCTTAACAAACATTATCTTCCCTCTATTTCCCTTCTTTATTAACTCTCATAATCAGCTTATAACTCAACAAAGCATACTTATCCTTTTATCTCTATTCTCTATATAAAAAATACTCTTAAATCAAAAATTTTTTAAAAGCTTGCAAAAATTTTAACTCTCTCCAACTTATCTCTTAGACTCTTTTTTCTTCTCTAATTTATCTTTCCTATCCTTCTCTCTTTTTCTTAACTTAGCTACCTTCTCTTTTTCTACCCCATTCTCTATAACCTTAACCTCATACACATCTCCAGTCTTTTTAAACATTTTGCACACCCTCCTTATTACTAACCCCTTCAGACTTTTCTAAATAAATCTTTGCCATCATGTTTTGGTCAACAACCCTTATAAATTCCCCACATATCTCATCAACTGATTCTCTAAACATTTTAATAAACTCCTCATTATCACTGCCCAACTTAACAATTCTCATTATATCTTCTTTCAAATAATCTACATATTTATTTAAATCTTCTCTACTATTACAGTTATTCATCAACTTTCTAACCCCTGCCCCAACAATATTCCGATAAGTCAATAATTTAGCATCATTAAAACTCATATTCCCTATGTCAAATAACTTAAACATCAAACCCTCTCTTTTATTACTGCATGCATTCTTCAAACAAGCCTTGAATACATTATCTGCTACTTTGTTTTTCTTCCCCTGCCTAAATGGATTACTCTCAACTACTTTTTCCTTTTCCATAATCCAAACCTCCTATTTTTAGTATTATAAAAATTACCTCAATCTTTATTATCCAATCTTTTCTCAATTTCCTTTTCCGTCAATAAATCTACTATATATTTCCCCTTCTTTGTATTTCCAATTAAAAAATCATCTCCCTTTTTACTCTTGCCATCTTCTTTATCTATCAAATTATTTTTAATCATAAATTCTTTCACCATCTCATCTGTAACTCTCTCATCTACAGCTGACGCATGCATCTTCAACTCTTCTGCATTTTCTACAGCTACAGGCTCAGGTGCTATCCCCTCTAATCCACCCCCAAAACTACCCCCACCACCTAATTCACTTAAAAACCCTCTCTCCTGTTCTGACAATGCTTCTTTCTTATCTAATTTCTGCAATAAATCTACCACACCTTTCTCCTGTAAAATTTTTCTTATTTCATCTTTCCAATCTAATCCAACTAAATTAAATACCGTCCTCTGACTCAATTTAACTCCAAAATCATTCACTAACTTTCTATATGCCTCTAATAACTCTTCTTTTACTTCAGCTCTTAAACTCTTATCCCATCTAATTTTAGGAATTATATACCCTCTATCTTTTTTATCAGTTATTATTTTATGTTCAACTTCTGCTTGGGTTGGCAACTTAAATGCCCTAACTTTAGCTATTGTCTGAAATAACTTAGGTTTAACAAATACCTCCTCCATAAAAGTCCTGAATGTCAATAACCTACTCATGAATACCTGTAAACTTGCTTGAGCTGATGCAAATGTAGATGTTCCCAGCACAAAATCTTTACTTACTCCCAATCCAATCAATTTCATTCTTTCAATAATATCATACTCTTTTGATATGCCCATTATCCTTTCTGTTGTTCCCCATGCATCAAATCTCGTTCCAGGCGGCACAAATATCCATGCTTGTGGGTCAGCTTCAGCTTGAGCTAAACTCCTTAATAATGCGTCCACCTGTTCCTGCGTAGGCACATATCCAGCTGCAATATCTCCCATTGTTACAGTCTTCACAGGGGCTGCATGTCTTTTAGCTGTTTGTAATGTTGTATTCATAACAGCATCTTCATACATTAACACTCTCCATAACCTTGAAATTAAGCTCATCCCCCGTAAATCATACGCATGTAATCTTCTCGCAATAAATACCGTATTTATAGGGTCAAACACTACAGCTTTATCATTAACCAACTTATCTACAAACTTTAAATTAACACTATTATCATCTAACTGTAACATTCCCATTATATTCTTTATATTTCTTAACTCTTTTAACGTTTCATCAGGTGGTGTATATTTAACAACAGTCTCCAACCCAAACAATCCCATATCATAAATCTCACAATGCTCTGGCTTAAATAAATTCCAATCAGTAAAAATTCTATTATTTTTATCATAATTCAAATGACAAATTGCTTCACCAGTAACTAAATACTCAACCATTAGACTTTTCAATAAAAATATAAAATTTAGCTCATCTAACATCTGCTCAAATACTTCTTTTACTTCTCCCTCAACCCCAGACCCAACTAATGTATAATCACTTAACGGCATATCACAATATAAATCAATAGTTGTGCCTATCAACGGGTCAACAGCAAAAAACATTCTCCAATATTTAACTCTTTCAGCAAAATTATATGGCACAGACCATCTATCAGGACTCGCAAACTCTGGCCTATAATCCAATGGCCTTGTAAACAACACCCCACCAAACCCAGGTACTGCTACTCCAGTGCTTCCCCCTAACATATCCGCTTTTTTCTCTACACCAGCTGTTTTATCCATCCTCTCTTTTTTATCATTGCTACTGGTTACATACATCTGCGGTATTAAACCTTTCCATCTTTCCCTTTCATCCGCCATTTTTATTTATTCTCCTTTATTCCTCAATTTTATTTATACTTTTTTCCTTCTCTAATTTATTAATATATTCTCCCCTGCATTGCTCATACCAATTTACTGTCTCCTCATTCTCTCCACAATCTAAACATTCATCATCATACAAATTAAACTCCTTATTCTTTCCACAACACATATTCTTCTCCTCCTTAAAATATAGTCTAGTTTACCATTTACCCCTAAATACCATAGGCATAAATTTGCCATAACTTTGATTAGCATTAACTATACTATTTTTCATACCTAACATTTTTGCCCCAAACACTTCCCTTTGATTTAACACAGCTCCAACTATCGAACATAACAAATCCGTATGCGATAACTTCCCACTCTGCAATACCCTTAACTCCATCAACTCATTCATCAATATCTGTTCCTCTATACTCCCCTGCTCTACCATAATTTTAACATTATTATTAAGCACTAAATTCCTAAATAATTCAAATTCATTTTTTCCAACACTTCTCTTTCCAACCCTATACCCTAATTCCATTAACCTCTGTATCCCCGACACTGACTGCCATCTATCAAACGTAATCATACTAATGTTAGCAAAACCTCTCAATTTCTCCAGTATATTAACTGGCGTATCTACATACGCTCTTATTCCTCTATTTTTATCAGGCTTAATTACTAACAAACCATCTACTACAATATTATCTGCTTCATCAACCCTTGCAAACGCCATTGTTAATAAATCATTGCTCTCTCCCAAATCCACATGCACCATATAATTATATTTAACAAAATCAGCTGTAATTTTTACATCTGCTGATAAAAACTTTAACTGTCCAACCTCCTTTATTTTAGGCACAAACTCAAATCCTGATTTAGCGTTCACAATAACCTGTTCTACTAATTCTCTTGAAAAGAACCTCGACATCTCTTTAACAGGCATCGCCCCATAATCTCTCATAAATAAATCATAACTCTCTTTTTTCTCTTTTTCAAAATCACTCTCTTTTAATTTGGGATTAAATAACCATGTTGGATAATGATACACTAACTCCCTATTTTCAAAATCCTCATATATACCCCACTCTAAATCACTATCAGTATAACCTTCTCCATACGCTGCCTCTAATATAGGGTCATTCACCACATAATATGGTGACCCAATTATTACTTTCAGTGTAAACATATCATCTACATAGCTATTAGCTAATCCTCTCAATGTTTTTAAACTCCTATCTAAAACTGTATGCACTTCTTGAGCACTTCTAAAACTCTCCGACACTATAAATCTCGAATACTCCTCTAATACAACTCCAACTCCTGTTCCACCTGCCAATGACCCTGAATTACTTGGTAGATTCAAAAAATCTACCAATCCAACAGTCCACTCTGTTTCTTTCTCAGTATCTATATATACACCATTCTTATATTTCTTTTTTCTATGACTGAATAACTCTCTAATTTCACTATCAACAGCATTAATTAATAACTCCATAAAATTACTCCAAACAGTTTTCTCTCCCTGCCTTCTTGCTGTTGCTACCATTGAATACCTTAATTTTTGTCCAGGTATCAACCTAAACTTTTTATCTAAATTCGTATATATCAATGCTAAATAACATATCCACGTTGCTATCAACGATGCTGTAACAGTTTTTCCTGACCTCATTCCAACAGCCAAAATTAAATTATTATACGGCATCCTCCTCACTACACTTCCACATTTCTTACATTTCAATACCTCATTCTCATAATCTAATTCCCTTAATATTAAACCCCTTAATTCATCTTCATTACATTTCCATAAATCCTTTCCAACCTTATCCAATAATTTCTTATTGCAATTCTCACATACTAACCCAAAAAATTCCACTAACGCCTGAAATTGTCTATTATACTCATATAATGTTACCACTCCTAACCCATTAATAACCCAATCAATAATATTTTTATATCTTTTTTCTATAATCCCATTCTTTTTACTACTATTAACTAATTTCTCCACAACCTTATCAAGAAATATATCATCCATCACCATTGTCATTTTTATAATCTCCCACTGTTATTACTTAACCTGACTGCAAACTAAAACCCCGCCCTGCCTCTCAACACATAACAAAGCTGACCCATACCCCAACTCTTTATATCTTTTAACAACATCAACAGCAGACATTTTTTCTACTCTTGCTGACATATTATCTAACTTTGTCTTTATTTTACTCTGCTCTACTTGCAATACCATATACTGTTTATTTAATCTCGCAATATTTCTATCTAATTTTTCTATTATCTCATTTGACACTTTAACTTCTCTTTCATAATTACCCATAACCATATCAACCCTCTTTTTAACTATCCCATCTATATTATTATACAATTTCCCTTGCAAACTACTATAATTACTAACTACTATAATACACCCTATTATTACAATAACTATAACCCAAAATACTTTGCTTTTCAATATATTCTTAAACATTGTTTTTTCCTCCCTTTTATAATAATAACCCTATCCCTATCCCAACACCAACAGCTCCTAAAAATTTCATTATCTCTTGCCACATTGATGGTTTCACTGCCTTCATAATCTGTCTCTCATCTTCAATAACTTGTTTTAACTCATCAACTGTCTTTTCACACGCCCTAAATTTCTCATCCATAACCTTCATCTTAACATCCATTTCCTTAATTACATCTTCCCTGTTTTTAATTATATCTTCATACCCTTTAATCTGTTCTTCCAATAATTTTACTTTTTCAACAGTCATTAGTAATTGTTTACTCTCTGCAACATCAAAACAAACTAATTCTTTATCCTCACCAAATACCTGTCCACCACTACCAACTATACCTAACAGAATTACTATCACTATAACATACTTTTTTATATTTAACATAATCCCCTCCTTATTAAATATTTTTTACGCCTTACTAAAAATCAAATACGCACCTACCAACATCGTTATCGCCAATATTTTTTTCCACCTATCCCCCTCACTCTCCCAATCAATCTTACCCACAAATAATCTTCTGCTACCATACCATACAAGATTAGCTAAAGAATATAACAAAATAGTTTTAACAATAGCCTCCTGACTTGGTCTCAACACTCCAAAATACAATCCCCATAAGACCCATACACCAACAACAACCACAGCAATATCAAAACTAAATCGTTTTAAAATATACCATATAGCTGAATTACTAATCATAGTTTTTAATCTCTCAAACATATATTATCTCCCTTCTAACATGTCCTGTCTTATTATTTTAAGAGCGTCTATAAATTTATCTACCT